TCAACTGATTTCTCACGGAGTCGCAAAGGAATGTGCAAGGATGGTGCTCCCTCTCGCCACACCAACCAAAATCTATATGACGGGATCAGTTCGCTCGTGGATCCATTATATCAATCTGAGATCTGCACACGGAACTCAGAAAGAGCATATGATGATTGCAGAAGCTTGCCGAAAGCATTTCATTTGCCAGTTTCCAATTACTTCCAAAGCACTTGAGTGGTGTAATGATTGTGATTGTGATGATGATTATGGTAGTTCGCTACAACCCTGCCTGAAAATCGAATGATACCATCTCATCTTCTAGGTCTATACCTAACAATAATTATTGTCGTTATCTTTGTGGCAATATACGGATACCAGTCTCTTGAAGAACTGATATACTATATTGAATTGAACATAAAGTACCTCCGAATACGACTGCAAATGTTTTTTATGGCTAGACGAATGAAACGAGAGATGAAAAAAATGATCAAACAATTTGATAAGGACAAACTCTAATGCCAACCTATGATTTTAGAAACAAGGAAACTGGAGAGATAATTACTGAAGTAATGTCTATCAAAGACCTTGATAAATACAAAGAAGAGCACCCAGAATTAGAACGGTACTTTGGAAATCAAAACAACAGTGCCATCTATGGTAAACCAAAGCAGTCAGACGGATTTAAATCTGTAATGCAGAAGATCCAAAAGGCTCACCCTGGTGCTAACCTATCGAGATTTACTTAGTATGCCTGTAAGAAAGAGAAAAACTCCTTCACCGTCTGGTATGAGTGCAAAACAAATGAGACGAAAGAAACCAATCAATCTTGATCATCTTAAAGTGATTGAACCACTTACAGATAATCAAGAACGTGTATTCAATTCGTATGCTGAAGGAAAGAATCTAGTTCTTCACGGTGCTGCAGGTACAGGTAAAACATTTATCAGTCTGTATCTAGCACTCAAGGATGTGCTGGAACCATCTTCTCCCTATGAGAAGGTTTATATGGTTCGTTCTCTTGTTCCTACGAGAGAGATTGGATTCCTTCCTGGAGATCACGAAGACAAATCAAACCTTTACCAAATTCCGTATAAGAATATGGTAAAGTATATGTTCCAAATGCCTGATGATCCTGCATTTGAAATGCTCTACGATAATCTTCGTGCTCAAGAAACCATTTCATTCTGGTCCACCAGTTTCATTCGCGGTGTGACTATGGATAACTGCGTTGTCATCGTAGATGAATTTAGTAACTTGAATTTTCACGAACTTGATAGTATGATTACTCGTGTTGGTGAAAATTGTAAGATCATTTTCTCTGGCGATTACACTCAGTCTGATTTGGTTAAGAGTAATGAAAAGAATGGTGTACTTGACTTTATGAGAATCCTTCAAACGATGAAGTCGTTTGATTGTGTTGAGTTTGGTATCGAAGACATCGTTCGCTCTGGTCTTGTCCGTGAGTATCTGATCAGCAAAATTAATCTTGGGTTTTAATTATGTTTAATATGGTGGGACCTCCAGTTCCACTGACTGAAATGAATGCCGTTACCAAAGGTAACGGTCTTCGTCTTTATGAAGTTGGTGAGGGCAAATGGTATCCTTCGGTGACCACCGTAACAGGGCATCGCAAAAAGGATTCCATTATCAAGTGGAGAAAACGAGTCGGTGATGAACAAGCGAATAAGATCTCAGGTCAGGCAACTGCACGAGGTAATCGCTATCATTCTTATACCGAATCATATCTAAGAAACGAACCAGTGGTGTTTGACGACAGTCATCCACTACCTAAGTTTATGTTTCAGTCTTCTCAAAAGACACTTGATAGAATCAACAACATACATCTACTTGAAAGTCCTCTGTATAGCGATCACTTTCGGATTGCTGGACGTGTAGATTGTATTGCTGAGTTTGATTCTGAACTTGCTGTCATTGACTTCAAGACATCAACTAAACCCAAGACTGAATCCTGGATCGAAAATTATTTTGTACAGGAAACAGCATATGCTGTGATGTATTATGAACGTTGTGGTGTACAAGTAGATAAAATCGTAACTATAATTGCGGTTGAAGACGGTAGTGTTCAAGTAATCGAAAAACGTAACTTGGATTACTATTACAAATTGCTTTGCGAATACGTTAATGATTTTATGGAATCGACTATCAAATGAAAGAATACCAGGACAAATTTATGACGCAAACAAAATTCTCTTCACTTGTTGAAGAGGTGGTGAAGAATAGTAATGGTCTGACGAACTATATTGATGCCGTCGTAGTTGTCTGTGACGAGTTTGATATCGAGGTCGAAACCGTAGGGAAACTTATCTCTAGACCACTGAAAGATAAAATCAAATACACTGCTCAGCAACTTAATTATGTGAAGAAAACTTCAAGAGGAGTGCTACCACTATGAGTGGCGATAACTTTTATGACTCATCAATCGTTCAGCAAGAACTGATTGATATGCAGTCCCTATACAAAGATTTGTATGATATCTCAATGCGCTTCCCGATGATGGATCGGGAGGAACGTATCGATCATCTGGACAAAACGATGACCCTGATCGCCAAACAGAAGATTTTCTATGCTAGAATTGCTCTGTTGGCACTGGAGGACCCCGAGGCATCCGATGTAAAAATACGCATCGATCAGATCACCGACTTATACAGCGGTGGTAAGACCATCAATCAAGTTCTTGATGATATGGAAACAAAACTTAAGAACTGGAGAAAACAGATTGATGATCAGGTTGACCAGGACTAAATAGTATGTTACCCTTAACGGGGTAGTACACAACACACAACACACAACAATACGGAGACACACTAAATGTCATTTGCTTCACTGAAGAAAACTTCTGGTTCTTCTTTCTCCTCTCTGACTAAAGAGATTGAGAAACTTAATGGTAGTGGTAAGCAGGCGGATGATCGCCTGTGGAAACCTGGAGTTGACAAATCTGGTAATGGTTTTGCGATCATTCGCTTTCTCCCTCAGACGACTGAAGGCGAACTTCCTTGGGCACAGGTATGGAGTCACGCATTCCAAGGTCCTGGCGGTTGGTTGATCGAAAACTGCCCCACCACTAAGGGCGAGAAATGCCCTGTGTGTGCACATAATTCTACTCTCTGGAGTTCGGGTCGTGAATCGGATAAGGATGTTGCCCGAAAACAGAAACGCAAACTGTCCTACTACGCTAACATTTATGTTATCAAGGATCCTTTGAATCCCGAAAACGAAGGGCAAGTCTTTCTCTACAAGTTCGGCAAGCGCATCTTTGACAAGGTTACTGCAAGGATGAAACCCGACGAGAACGACTATGATCCGCAACCTGCGATCAATCCTTTCGATCTTTGGGGTGGTGCAGACTTCAAACTGAAGATCAAACAGGTCGCTGGTTACTGGAACTACGACGATTCCTCCTTTAGCACTCCTGGTGTTCTTGGTGGTTACGATGACGATCGTCTGGAAGAGATCTACGACAAGATCTATTCTCTTTCGGAGTTCACCGATGACTCAAACTTCAAGAGTTACGAAGAACTTGATGTACGTCTTCAGACTGTACTGGGTAAGAGCGTTCGTCCCACCGTTGATCGAGAGACCTACGAAGACGAAGAATCTGGATTCGGAGATTACTCTGGTACAACTTCTGAACAATCAGAAGAACGTTCCTGGGCATCCGACGTTGACAGTTTCTCAGTTGCAAAAACTGCAGCAACTGCATCATCTGATGAGGAAGATGCACTGAGTTACTTTGCTCGTCTCGCTGAAGAGGACTGATGCTTCACGAACTCTTCCCTGTACCTGTCTGGGAGGAAAATATTGGGGTGCCTGAGGGCACCCTTCAGTTTGTAGAGAACCAGTATTACGAAAGGATGGGTGCTTGGGGTAACACCAAAAGCATTTCTGAAGATAAACAGATCCTTGAAAAGAATCCTGCCCTTAAAGAACACATCCTTTCCAACGTAAAAAGTTACGCACACAACATCCTTCTCGTATCACCTCACGTTGAGATTGAGATTGTACGTTCTTGGATTGTTCTTCATTTCCCTGGAGACTATTCTGACTTCCACACACATACCAATTCTATTTGGAGTGGAGTTTATTACATAGAATGCAATCCCACCAGTGGCGATTTGATCTTTGATAAGACGGGGACATATCCAAACTGTTTCCTCCCAATCCTTGAGCCAGATACTCTGGGATTTGTCAATGCCACTGCAAAGCATCACAGGTTTCAACCTGAACCTGGAAGTCTATTCGTCTTCCCATCTCAACTGATGCACAAGGCAGATCAGAACCAGTCTGAAAACTGTCGCTACTGTATTGCCTTTGACGTGTTCATCCGTGGTACAATTGGTACGAGACACGGAAATGAAGTAACGCTATGAAACTTTCTCTGCTGCTACTACTACTTTTAATACCCCCTGCTGCATCAGCACATCAGTATCCTGTAGATGCTGAGCGCAGGGAGATTACACCATCACATTGTGTGCACGATGCTCAGTTTGGATGGAATTGCTGGTACACACCAGTTCCTCGACGGAGACACCATCACCATCACCACCATCATCACACCATCCTGGATCATATTCTCAACTACTAATCAATGCATTAGATGAACCTGAACCAGAAGCAGAACCAGTAGAAGCAGTAGATTGTCTCGGTTTGATGTAACGAGGCAGACCGATAAACTCCTCGGCAAGTGTGCCAGGAGTTTTTTTGTATCCATTCTCATCGAGTTCTGCATTCGGAAGATACTCTGCCATAGTTTTGAATTCTGAGATGAAATCTTGAAGATAAACATTCCTTAGCAGGTATATGTTTCTCTTTGCCTCATTGAGTTCATACTCATAATCAAAATATGAGATCGGAAATCTTGATAGATTCTTTGGAACAATTGATCCATCTGGTTTGGTGTATTGGAATGATTCGTCAACAACAAGACCACTGGGGAGAAGAATTAAACCAGTTGAGGGATCTTTATATTCTAGAGTTTCATAATGATGTATACCTTCAACCGATTCATACTTATCGTAGACATACTGGTGGAGATCTTCACGATTTAATGGCCAATCATTGTATACATTGATAATGTTGTTGATGATAAGGACTACCCAATCAAGATCGGAGTCACCATAAATTCGATACGCAACTTGATCTGGTCTCTCACCTTCTCCAATTTCATACTGCGTGAAACCGAGCAAAGCACCCTGAAGATCGTCACGAATCTTGATTCTTCTAAAGATATTTACTGCAAGTTGGTATGGTTGATTGCCATCAACTCTAGTCTTGCTTCTGATGTAAACCTTAGGTAAGTATTTAAAATATGCCATCAGTTTTGTACTCCACCATTAACAAGATTTTTTGTGAGGAATGCCGTTTCATCAAATGAAAGACTGATATTCATAGATGCTGGACCATAATCCTTGACACTATCTTGAGCATCTTTCAGTGAGTTATATGGACCATCTGGTGTGAGATCGATAGACATATTCGTAAGAACCATATTCACAGGGAACTGCATAATTCTTCTCAACCCCTGTGGTTGAGCAGTAGTTAATTCGATGTCACCAGTCTCGTTTACCTTACCCTCTACACGGACAATAGATGCTCGGAAATAACTTGGAACAGATAACCATCTATCTGACGTTATGTAACCACCACCAAATGCTGAAGTATCAATTGGCGGTTCTGTGGATTCTCCAAGTGTTACTTTAAATGATGCATCGGAACCAATTCCAGCAACGCTAGGATCTTTGTCACCAGCTGTTCCTGGAAGCATTGCAGTTCTTAGTGCATTAATGATATTAAAAAGTTCGTTTGATTCTTTGACATTTCTTGGAGCACACTTGAAATTAAATTGGTGTGATCTAAATGCTGCTCCTCTAAATGTTGTCTCTGTATATGGGTTGAAGATCTTATTGGTTGTTAGGGCAGCGATTGTGTTGGCATCTAAGTTATCTGCTGCAATACCAAGAGCACTGTTTACAGTACCGATAGCAGCTCCAACAGCATTCATAATAAATTCTGGTTTTGCGGCACCAGCGGTTTGCTGTAAGGTGGACACTAATCTATTGATATTGGCTCCACTAGATACCTGATTGAATCCTTGGACTGCACCTAATCCAGCAGCACCAAGAGTTGCTCGTGCATACTCAGCACCATACTCTTCCTTCAATCCTTGAGGAAGATATAAATAAATAGTTTGTAACAGGGATCCAGTACCGCTGGATCCAAGATTTGTATACTGATTGCCTTGAGAGCTATCGTATATTTTTAATTGTAGGTAATCTACAACTGTTGTTTGATATGTATCGGAACTTGATATGGATTCACTATTACCTGAACCACCAGGAACAGCGATTGGTAATGATCTTGGGAAAACTAGAGTTGCCATATGACACAGAAAAGTTATTCGGGACGATTCAAACCCAGCAACCCAGGTAAATACAAAGGGGATCCTACAAACATTATTTATCGTAGTTTGTGGGAAAGAAAATTTATGGTGTGGTGTGATCTAAATCAAAATGTTTTGGAGTGGGGTAGTGAAGAAATTGTCATCCCTTATATCAGTCCAGTCGATAATAAAATTCATCGGTATTTCCCTGATTTTTATGTTAGGGTTAGAACCCGCGAAGGGGGGAACGCGAAGTATATTGTTGAGGTTAAACCAAGTAAGCAATGTGCAGAACCCAAAAGACAGAAAAAGATTACTAAACGTTATCTCACAGAAGTCTCTACCTATGCGGTAAATCAAGCGAAGTGGAAGTCTGCAAAGGAATATTGTGATGACAGAAGAATGAAGTTCATCGTTCTTACAGAGAAGGAACTCAAGGTATGAGTTTGTTTGAAGACATAAAATCTCTTGCGGGTACTAGGTCCCAGAAGAAAAGTTGGTGGCGTAGTCAGTTAACCTATGCCTTGGAAGCAGGTGTACCTCAGATTGGAACGATGGTGTTCTTTAGATACAAGGCATCCTTTGGTGAGAAGATGCAGTATTGGGACAAGTATCCTCTGGTCTATATCTTAGGTGAGGATGGGACTCATTTTTGGGGTTCCAATTTACATTATCTGGAACCTGGATCCCGTGCTGCACTAGGCGAACAGTTGTTCGGTGGGAACATTAACGTTCCTCCTCAAACTCTCCATAAATATTTACGATCAAATATATTATCTCCAACATTTGTAGTCCCAAATTCTGAGTGGAATGATGTAGGTTTAATACCCTGTGAGCAATTTGTGACGACTGTAAATGGTAGACACATAGAAGTACCATCGAGAATCGTTTACTGATGTCAGTTTCATTCACCAGATTTAAAGAACTTGTAGCGACAGGAGCATTAGAACCAGCACGTTCTAATATGTTCACTGTCACCATTGAGTTGCCGCCATTTTTGCGCGATTCAATGATGGATTTTGGTGGATACCAACAATACTATGAAGCAATTGATTATTTTGCTGATCAGGTAACCATCCCATCACGAAACCTGATGACTGGTGAGGTTACTAACTTTGGTACGATGAGGAGATATGGTACACAGCAGACACCACAAGATCTGAACATTCAGTTCATCGTAACAAAGAATATGTTCCATAGATACTTGTTTGATCGTTGGATCAATGGGGTATCTAGAGATAGTGAGAATAGAACACAGTTTTACGATAACTACGTCTCAGATATTATCATTACCAAGTGGGAACCTGGCGGTAACACTGTAGTAAAAACTAGAGAAGGAAAGGTTAGACTGAATAAAATTACTGCTCAATGGAGAGCAGTGGGTTGCTTCCCATATAATGTTAGTACCTTGACATTCAGTAATGATCAGACTCAACTGATGAAACTGGATGTTCAGTTCTACATTGAAAGAATTCGTATGGGAACCACCGTTAAGTACAATGGTGATTGGACTAATGAAGTTGTAACGGAACTTACTTCTGGTGGAGCACCAAGGGTAACACAATCGGCAAGTCCTGGACCAGTTGCATCGTCTCCAAGTTCTAATGATGGCAGAGCTGGATCTGCAGCAGTTATTGATGCTGCTAGTGGTGTAAGTCGTATGGTTGAAGCTGGATTACCATACGTCGGAAGAAACGTTGGACCACTGGCAAGGTGGGATGGTATCTGATTGGTGTCTAAATACTTACACTGAATTGGTTTTTTAAACTATGCCATTGCCTACACTGGTTGTGCCAGAATATGAGTGCAACCTTCCCAGCGGACAGATCGTAAAATATAGACCCTTCCTGGTTCGTGAAGAGAAGTTGCTTTATATTGCAATGGAATCTGGCGATCAGAAGGAGATGATCAAAGCGGTTAAAGAGATCATCAAAAATTGCACCAGTGTCAAGAAAGTTGACACACTGGCAACCTTTGAAATCGAGTATCTCTTCCTTCGTATTCGTGCAAAGTCCGTGGGTGAGATCAGTGAGTTTAGAATCACTGCACCAGATGATAATGAGACTGCAATTGATGTTGAACTTAACCTTGAAGAAGTTCAAATCTCGGTGCCAGATAATCATTCTAAGGTAATTAGAATTACCGATGATGTGACTCTGACTATGAAATATCCTTCAATCGATACATTTGTGAAGAACAACCTTTCCGATAATCCTGGACTGGACGACATCTTTACTCTTGCTGCAGATTGTATTGAATCTATTGCAACAGGTGAAGACATTGAAGAAGCAAAGAACTACAAGAAGTCGGAACTCCTTGAATTCTTTGAAGGTATGAACTCTGGACAGTTCAGAAAGGTTCAGCAGTTCTTTGAGACTATGCCTAAACTTTCCCACACTATTGAGGTATACAATCCCAAGACTGAAGTGAAGAGTGAGGTTGTCCTTGAGGGTATGGCTGCTTTTTTCGCATAGCCCTTGCCCACAATTCGTTGATGAATATCTATGAAGTGAACTTTGCAATGATGCAGTATCACAAGTACAGTCTCACAGAACTAGAAAATATGATGCCGTGGGAAAGGGATGTGTATGTGAATATGCTGATTCGATATCTTAGAGAAGAAGAAGCTCGACAAAAGCAACAACAAAGGTCGTCACTTTAATGGCAGATACACAGGCACCACCTAAACAGGTAAAAATTAGATCCTTCCTGGCGATTCAAGATAAAGCATCGACAGGAGGGATTGGTGCTGACCCTATAAAGTCGATGACAACTGCCATCAACAGGATGGGGTTTATCGTAGAAGATATTGGTAAACTGATAACAAGTATTACAGCGACTCAAGTGATGCCTGACTTTCAGGCAATGCAAGCAGCGCAGTTGGAACGAGACAAGAAAGCAGAGAAAGATATTGAACTGGGTGCTGATGGTAAGGACGTTGAGAAAGGTATAGACGAAAGTAAGATTGAAAAACCCAAGATGGGATGGTTGGACAGACTGTTGCAACCATTTGTTTGGTTGGCAAAGACTGCACTAACTTGGTTCGTACTCGATTGGTTAAGTAAACCTGAGAACACACAAACCATCAAGGTTTTTTTCAGGGTTGTGGAGGTTTGGTTTAAAACCCTAGCGAAGGTTACTTTTGCTGCGGTTGATCTTATAATGAGTGCCTTTGGGGAAAAGAATCCCGTTATTGGTGCACTCAAATTGGTTGCTGGTATCGGTGCATTGATGCTTGCAGATAGGATACTGAAACCGTGGAAATTGATTGGTGATGTTCAAAAATTAGGTAACTTTGTCAGTGGTTCAATTAAGAAAGGTGCGAAGGGATCTGCGGTTGCAAAAACGAGAGCGGATATTGTAAGACAGAGAGCAAAGAACATTGCTCGGATTCGTCAGATGCGAAAACTCAAGGCATTTGGCGGATCTGCTATGCGTGGTGCTGGTAGGTTCCTTAAGGGTGGTGGTTTATCTGCACTTGCTGGAGTTGGAGCAGCAGCAGGACATATGGCATCTGGATCTTCAGTTCAGGTTGCTGTAGGTGCTGGCGTTGGTGCTACTCTTGGTGGTCTTGCAATGTCAGCACTGCTGACACCGATTCTTGGTCCTTTTGGTCCTATTGTGGGGCAATTGGTTGGATCATTTATTGGTGAAAAGATTGGTGCCTTTATGGGAGATGCGATTACTCCTATTATTGAACCACTGAAGAGATATTTCACCGAACTTGCACTGCCTTTGTTCAATGCATTCCTGAAACCAGTTGTTGAACCATTCATTGAACTGTTTCGGGAAATACAAAAGGTATTTGGCATAATTGGCGACTTCCTCAAACCTCTGGCAGATACTGCTCTGCAGAAGATGTTTGAGTTCCTTAACTCACCAATCATTCCTAGTCTATTTAAGAAGGTGCAGGATTGGACCGCCAGATTTATGGATATGGTCAACAATCCAACGAAGTATTTTGGTGATGTTCTGAGAAATATTGGGGACAAGGCACAAGATGTTGGTTCCGATCTCACTGCTGGTATTCAGACTGCCCTTGGCATTAATGCTGGTTTGACAGAGGCGAAGAAGAAAGAACGAGAAAAAGCAACTCAACTCGCTAATATGAAGAGTGAACTTGTGAAGGATGAGAGTGATCTTAAGTATGCTAAGGATAAACTGGCATACCTTAAGAAGGTCCAAAAAGAAAAGGGACCAGAACACCGTATTATGCTCCCACCACATCAAGATCCCTTCCACACAGTTGGTGAGAGGATTAAGATTGAAGAGCAAAATATATCAAACATCAGTAAGCGAGTTACTGACGCAAAAACAAATATTGGTATCAAAACAAAGGAACTCGCATCTGCAAAGGCACTTGTAAAATCTTACGAGGAAGCAACTGCAGGTCAACTTGGTCCTACTACTGCTGGATCAGTCATTTTCCCCCTGCCTAAAGGTAGATATGCTGGTGGTGCTGGACAGAAATTCGGTGACAGTAGATCCTATGGTGGTCACGCTGGTCTTGACCTGACGGAAACTCCTCCTTTTGGTAAAGATGCTCAGATTCCTGTTGTTGCTGCTATTGGTGGTACAGTTTTAAAGGAAAAATTTAACAGCAGCGTTAACTACCTTGCTGGTATGATGATCAAGGGTGAAGATGGTTATGATCAAAGATATCTCCATATGCTACCAAGTGTAAAACCTGGAGATAAAGTTTATGCTGGTCAGAGAATTGGTAAATTGCTCGACCTTGGCAGAGTTGGATATGGCACTGGTGCTACCCACTTACACTTTGAGGTCTATAAGAGTGGAAAAAGTAAGTATCTAGATCCCCGTAAGGTTTATCCAACTCTGTTTAATAGACCCAATCAACATAGAAATATAGTAAAACCTCAGACGAAACCAGCACCTGCTGCTACACCTGAAATAAATAATGGAAGAACTGCAGCAGAGACCACCGAAAAATTGAAAGAGACAGCCAGAGGAACAAGACCTGCACCTACTGGAGCAGCGGTAGCACCTGTTGTGGTGCAACCAGTTATTAGAAGATCGAATACCAGAGGTGGTGGAACAGAGGTTATTGACCCAGTAGCAGCAACAGGGATTAGAGGAGTTTGAGTAAATGGCACCCATCACTAGCCCCAAACTAAGATTTTATAAGTTTGTTACTGGTCCTAAGAATACTGGTGCGACGATTGTCATTGGCGATAAGCAAGTTGCTGGTGCAGATTTCTCGCAGACATTAAATGCAATTAATTCCCTGGGAGCAACTGTTAATAGTATCGGTGTTTTGCTTCAGAATCAACTGAAAGCACAGCAGGCGCAAGCAGCAGAAGTTGCACGGCAGAGCCAGTTTGTAAAGGATCAGCAATCCGAACAGCAAGTAGAGACCCAGAAAAGCAATATTGGTGAAAAGATTGGTGGACTCATACAATCAGTTGCTCCATCATTCTTAGAATATCTGAGTAGACTTTTGAAGACTCTGTTGATTTATGGTGTCCTTGACTGGTTGAGCAAACCCGAGAATACCAAAAAAATACAAGTGATGTTTGAACGCATTGGTGCGTTCTTTAAGGGAGCTTGGGAGTTTTTCAACAAAACAATAAACTTTATAGGTGGTGCCTGGAAACAGGCATTTGGTGATGGTAGCGACTGGTTAACCCGAATTAAGGGTGCAGCGAAACTTCTAGGTGTTGCTGGTGCAGCACTTCTTGGACTAGGTTTCCTCAAAAATCCACTGGGAACCATAAAGGCATTTGGCAGTGTCTTAAGACTTGTTGGTGGTGGGGTAATGAACCTAGGCAAGTTCCTAGGTGGTAATGTAATTGGTAGAGCAATCCAGAGTGCTGTCCAAGGGGTGATGGCATATCAGGATGTGATGAAGGATGAGTCAATTCCTCAGGAAAAGAGACAGGCTGCTGCCATAGGTGCTGGTGCTGGTGCTACGATTGGTGGCACTGCCCTTGGTGCTATTGGCAACGCTGTTGCTGGTCCCATTGGTGGTATGATCGGCAATGCCCTTGGCGGATTTCTTGGTAAAGAAGCAGGTAAGTTTTTTGGTCCTATTGTTGGAGACTTCTTCAATGCAATTGGGAAGATCTTCAATAAGATTGGGCAGTTTATTAATTCATTCCTGAAACCATTAACTGATGCCATCAGGGACTTCTTCAAAGCACTTGGTCCAGCGATCAATAAAATGGTTGATTGGATTAAACCACATATGCCAGCACTGCTAAAAGTTGCTGAGTTTATGGGTAATGTGGTATTTGGACCACTGATTATGATGCTGAAGGCGGTTACCAACATTCTTAAATGGATCACTGGTACTGGACCTGAAGATCTCATCAAGGGGGTCAAAGCGAGTGTTAAAGGTGCAAAAGATGCTGCAGGTGCTGGTCTAGATGCACTTGGAAATACATTTGCACCACCTGCTCAGGCAGCAGAAGCACCTGTTGGTTCTGCCGATGCCAACAGAATGGTTCAATCGATGGGATTCTCCGCTGATCAGTGGGCAACCTTTAGAGAAACCGTTGGTGCAATTGAATCTGGTGGTGTATATGATAAAGCTGGTGGTTCTGGGGGACATTATGATGGTAGGTATCAGTTGGGTGCTGACGCTAAAACTGATGCTGCTAAGCAACTTGGGGTAAAGAACCCTGGACACACTGCTGCTGCCAGGGAGAAGTTCAGGAAGAATCCTGAGATGCAGGAAGCATTCTTTGCTGCATTCACTAAGGCAAATCATAACTACTTGATGGGCAATGCTAAGTACAAGAGTGCAACTCCAGAAAGAAAACTGCAGATTCTTGGTTATGCCCATAATCAGGGTATGGGTGGTGCAGAAAACTGGATGAGAACTGGGCAAGTTGGTTCTGACGGATTTGGCACCAAAGGCACCAAGTACACCGATGCTATTGCTGCAGCATTTAGAAGGCAGGGCAGATCTGCAAGTAAGGGTGGTTGGATCTCTGGTCCTATGTCTGGGTATCCTGTATCACTTACGGGTAAGACAGTTGACTTTATCGGTCACGGTACTGAGTACGTTGCTAAGAGATCTGCTGGTGGATTTGTTATTCCATTTGATACTCCAGACACTCGTAAGAATCCTGGTCTTACTGCAAAACGAATGCAGGAGGCACGAAGCGGTGGTTATCTGAAGTCTGCTGGTGGTCCTATTCCTGAGATGAGTTTCGGTGGATTTGTCAAGAGTATTGGTAATATGATCGGTGGTGCTATGAATAAGATGGCACCAGTTGTGAAGGCAATTACTCCTGTTGCATCAGCGATTGTTCCTGGTGCTGCACCTGGATTGCTTGCTGGACAAAAAATTATAGATATGGTACAAAAAGTACAGGAAGCAACAGCACAAGTTGAGTCTGCAAATCTTGAGGGAGCAGTTAAAATGATTGTTCTTGATGTGATCGAAGCACCTGGAGTTGGCGGTGGTGGTGATTCTGCCACTCCTCCTATGGTAATGCCTCAAAAGCAGAATCCAGCTAACAAGTTCCTGCAGAGCAGATTTGGTTTTATGGGTGAAGCATCTACAATCTTAAGTAACTTCTTCTGATGGCACAAACGTCTCAACCTAAAGGATATAGATTATCCGAATTCACACTATTGCTTGGGAAAGATGTTCCTCCCAATCAGGATGTTAGCACCTTGAAATTCTCAGGAAATAATGCATATGATATGAGAACAATGTGCTCTGCATTTAATTATTATGAGTCTGTAGAGTCTCCGTCAATTAGAATGGAGTTTGTCGTTTATGATACACTTGATCTTGCCAAGTATATTGTTGGTAATGAATATATTAAGATCAGAATGACTTCTGATTCGGCTCCAGATTCTGAATTGGAGGTTATTCAGAAGGTATTTAAGATTGGTGAGGTTACTAAATCGGAAAGAGCACAGACATACATTCTCTACACTGTGTCTCCTGATGCTACAAATAATGAAAGCAACCGCGTTTTTGCTGGGTTTAAGGACAAACCTGGAGATGAGATCGTTAAAGAAATACAGACAAAGTTCCTGAAAACTTCTTCGCTTAAGATTGATCGATGGGAACCTGCCAGGGGCAACTTTAATTTTGTGTCTCCGTCTTGGAGGGCATTTGATTGTATCTCATATATTCAGGATAAGATCTTAGGTGGCACTACAAACCGTCCTGGATATCTTTATTGGGAAACCTATAGAGGGAAGAATTTCTGTACTATGGATTATCTGTGCTCATCAAGTAATCCATCATTTAGTAATCCGAAGAAATTTACTTATACTCAAGCAAACGTTGGTGGAAGTACCCCTAATGCATACAACATTGAGCATATCAACTATCCAGATAGATCCAATCATTTGGAAAAGATGAGATCTGGTCTTTATAGTAATGTTGTCTATGGCATTCTTATGCCAGCACTGACGAATGGTAACCTTCCCCAGAATGGTGAAACAAATCAGCAGGGTGCAGCTAACAATTCTTCAGGATCTATCAAACCTCCTGTAAATATGGGAGTCAACACGGTCTTTAGTTTTGCAAATACACTCAACCCAATCAATCCATTATTGAGAGTTGATAAAGAGTATTTTAGCGAATCCAGACCTACCAGAATCAAGATTCGTGCACTTCCTGGTATGAAGGATTCCAGTGCTACAGCTAATGCTGCTGGATCTGCTGCTAATATGGATTTTGACACAGTTACTGCATCGGCATATTCAACTTCACGCTGGCAATTACTGAATCTGCATAAACTATCAATCACTATTGCTGGTAATACAGGAATTACTGCAGGAGATGTTATACATATTGCCATTCCATCATCCACTTCAGCAGGTACACAGACAGAAAGATTGGAACTTGATAATATGTACTCTGGCAAATATTTGGTGATTGGTCTTATGCATTCATACTCTCCAGATAAGTTGGAGACGCATCTCACACTCTCTAAGGATAGTGTGCTCGCTTCTTAGCACCCATATATAGTATAATACTGTTACCTATTCCTATGGATATCAAACAGCATATTGAACAGGATAAAAAAATACTCGATGACGCTACAATTTCTCCCCAAATGAGGAGACATATTGAAGGGGAACTAAATTCTCTCAAGAAGTACGAAGAGAATCACCCCGAAGATAGTCACGATCCTACTCCTCTTGAACTTTATTGTGATGAAAACCCCGATGCCTCAGAATGTAAAGTCTACGACGACTAATTTCATATCCGAAGGACAGATCTCGGATAGTGTTATTGACGGTCTACTTGACTTTTGGGAGACCTGTGATTATATTAGAAAAGTAAGCGGTGAGTTTGGTAGTGGTGTCAACAAGTCTATTAAGAACTCTGTAGACCTGCCCATTCCACCGTTCTTATCAGATAAACGGGTAACTAACTTTATGGATGAACTCAATAGAGTTCTGAGTGAGTATCTAGAAGTATTTCCATATGCTAGAATGGCTCCAATGGAAATATCAGAACCATTCAACATCCAATGGTATCCGAAAGCAGTAGGAGGATATCATCGTCCACACTGTGAACGAACAGGGACTCATAAGGTGACATCATTTCGTCACCTTGCTTGGATGACCTATCTAAATACTGTCAATGTGGGTGGGGAAACTTATTGGGTTCATCAGGACTATAAGTGTGCTCCAGTTAAAGGGAAAACCTTGATTTGGCCAGTGGACTGGACCCACGTACACCACGGATTACAAGCACCAAATGAAGAGAAGATCATCGCAACAGGGTGGATCTCATACACCTAATAGATACTTTGAGGGGGTTCGTAAAAGAGCAACCTGGATCATTTTGGTGGGGCAGTTCATTATTGTGATGAATAGTCTTGGTAAGTTGGCAGAACCCAAAAAGTTTGTGTGTAAACCAAACTTCTACCACGGTACTATGGAATGTCTTGAAACAAATGCTAATCCGTGACAATTTCCTCAATCCAGTAAATTATGGTATAATTAAGGACACAATGCTATATGCTGAGTTTCCTTGGTATTATAATAATGGCATTGTTGACAAGACAACTGAAAATACAAAATACGATTTTCAGTTTACTCATAGGTTCTATGAGGATACAGTAATTTCAAATTACTACAATATGCTTTTGCCCCTACTCAATGATCTAGACTATAAGGCACTGATTAGGGTGAAAGCAAACCTCACCACGATTACACCTGATCATTATTGCACTGGTATGCATACTGATCAAACATTTCAATGTAAGACCGCCCTGTATTACGTCAATACTAACAATGGGTGGACAGAATTTGAAAATGGTGATAAAATTGAATCTGTCGCCAACAGGTTGGTGATATTCGACACTCTAACAAATCATACAGGTTATACTTGTACTGATGAGAGTGTACGGTGTGTTATCAACATCAATTACTTTTGATGCTCAGTAGCTCAGCGGTAGAGCGGACGACTGTTAATCGTCTGGTCGCTGGTTCGATCCCAGCCTGAGCAGCCAACTCAATGGTTTTCCATTATAAATAACTCAGTGTATATGCTGAGTTAACAATGGCAACAGATAGAAAGATCAGGGATAAAGAAGCTTCTGCTAAACGCAGAGCACGAAACAAGGAGTATATGCTGAGTAAAATGACTCCCTGTGTAAAGTGTGGTTTCTTTCATCCTGCTGCTATGGACTTTCACCATAGCGATCCTTCTACCAAGGACAAAGGTGTATCTGAATTAGTCAGAAACGGTTATGCTACACAGCGTATAGTCGAAGAGATTGAGAAATGTGTATGCCTTTGTTCTAATTGCCATCGCATCTTACATTCGGGAGATTAGCTCAGCGGTAGAGCGATTGCCTTACAAGCAATAAGTCACTGGTTCGATCCCAGTATCTCCCATATAAATAAATTTGTTAGATTTTATCGTGATTAATGTCCGAGACCATCAATACTATTGGCAGATCTGATGTAATGGGTCGTGATGGCTTCACTTGGTGGGTAGGTGAAGTTGAATCGATCGAAGATCCTCAGCAACTGGGTAGAGTAAAAGTACGAATCATCGGTTGGTATACTGGTGCTGGAGGTAAAGAGGCATATACAACATCTCTTCCGACAGAATCTCTTCCGTGGGCAATCTGCATACTTCCTACGGATCAACCTGGAATTAAGAATACTGGAACTACAACCGAACTTCAAGTAGGTGCACAAGTTCTTGGATTCTTCCTTGATGGTGAAGAAGCACAACTTCCTTGTGTTCTTGGTTCATTCCGTGGATTTAGAAATGCTGCTGACAAAAAGACTGGCAGTGGTGATGCTAACGACAGTGATGTTCCTAAGACAACTGTTGCTGATGCTGCAGAAGCACCGAAACTTCCTACACAGGCACAAGATGCTGCAGGTAAAGAAGTTCCTGGAGGAGCACCATTTAATAAGACTGGTTCTGCTCCCGCAAACCCATCAGGCGGTGAGGCGACTGATAGGGGTGCTCTACCTGCCGCTGCACAGGCAGTTCCTGGCAACTATGCGTCAAACCCTCAAGTGCCCCCTACAGAGGCACAGGGCATCGCTGACGGGTCACAGGGACCTGCTGCAGAGGGATTTGAACGTGATCTGGAGAGAATGCTCACTGAGGTTGGTACGTTTGCTGCTGGACTTGGATCCGATCCTGCAGGAAATTTAGTATCTCTGATCACTGGTAAGAAAGTAAGTAATAAACTGTTGAAGAATGCGATCAAAGGTATCAACCTGTTCATTGCGAATGGTATTTCGGGCATTATGTCCTGGATGAAGGAAGTTCTTGCAAAACAGATTGAGAAGATCATTTCTGCGATCACAAAGTTCATCACTAATATCATTCCTCTGGGGATTATCAATGCCATTCTTCAATTGGCAGATTTCATCTTCAGTTTGTTCTGTGGTTTTGAGGGACAGTGGATTATTAGTCTTGTACGAGATGCATTTAATAGTACAGCAGCATTTGCTCAGCAAATGTCTAGTTTCATCGTACAAAAAGTATATGATGCTATTCCCGCCCAGGTAAAAACAACCACTGCTGCTATTGTCCAGAAAGTGCAGAAGGGTATTCAGCAGGTAATGCAACTGGGTCGCACACTGCTTGCTGCTATCAAGGTCGTTAAGAATGTAGCAGGGCAGTTCAAGGAAATGGGTAAGGCAATGGATACCCTTTTCCAATTTGATTTCTCTAAGATTAATTGGGGTAATCTTGTTACCTTGATCATCAACCTTCTCAAGGCACTCTTACCGAAGAAGGATTGTGGAAGGAAAATACGAGGACCAAAACTAACATTCTGGTTACCACTTCTAGGGGCATCTGACTGTGCCACAGTGCCAGAGTTTATGCAGAGGAAGATTGAGATTAATGCTGGGAATGTAATTCCACAAGGTGATTACATATCATCTCTGTATCAGAACTTGCTGCCGAGTATGATGCAAGTTACCACATTTATGAATGGTGCTTCAGTTATTCAGGATAATAATCCTGGTAAAGAGAAGACCATTGTTACAGATGCTGGTGGGCAGACGAAGATTTCAACAGCACAAGGTGATACCCATTATAACCAACCTGGGAATGAGACCAAGATCGTTGGTGGTGATAAGTGCACCACAGTTAAAGGTAATCATTGCGTAACTATTGAGGGTGATTATACTCTCAAGGTTATGGGTGACTTTAACCTGGAAGTTCTTGGGGCAAAAAATGAGCATTGCTCCAATGGTGTTGGTGTACAGGGTAAGGATGGTACACAACCTGGAGATAAGCAGGCAAAGTCTGCACAAACAATTGCAGCAGACCACGAGATCAACTATCAAGGTAACTGGGGTA